CCCCCCCCAAAAAATGGGATAACATTGATATCCGCCTTTCTCACCTGGGCCTGCATCAATGCCATAGACAGCAACATGCAGACACGTTTGTCAGTCTTAACAATTCCGGATATGGAACCTATAACATGATCACCTTTACCGGTCACGATTGAACCGGCAATCTGCTCAAGCCCGGTCGGATGGTCCTCACTTGCCGCAACGCTCATAAAAGCGCTAAGATCGTTTTCCTTACAAAAGTTGTCCACGTACTGGCAAAGTTCCTTTACTGCCTCTTTCTGTTTTTCTGTAATCATTTTAGTTAAATTTTAATGGTTGATAATATGTTATTTTTCAAGAATATAATCGCACTCAAGAACCTTGACACCACCGTAAAATGTCACTTTGGACGTATCAGTAATACCGAAATGTTCTTTATCCGCGAAAATCATATTTTTCACACCGGACTTCATTTGCCGGACAACGTCCTTAGCCCTTTTATCAGTCCAGCCATGAGCGGCAAAACCGGCCTTGAACTGGTAAGTGGTCGTTACGGCACCGTTCTGGATCCTGGTAGAAACGGTAACTGTACCCACACAATTCTCTATTGTTTTCTTCTTTCCCATGATGATTATTTATTTGTTGGTTTCCAATCCACTGTTATAACCGCATCCAGTTCACCGCTGCCTTCACAGACCGGACAAGGTTTCCGTATATCCTCACGGCTGCCTTCCTCCGTCCCCCAGAACCAGCCGTTACCCTTGCAGTAGCCGCACTTGTGGCCGGTACTGACAAAGTTCTCACGGTTAGGTCCCTTGCACATATAGGCGGGAGGGCAGATTTCAAGTTGTTTCTCGATCTTGCTCATAATCACATTGATTTACAAATGAAATTCATTACTTTTGCACTGACCGTTACCGGTCGCTTAAAACTACGTTTCGTCCCCGCCGGTCTGTGAAGGTCGGCTGGGGATTCTTATTTACTGCCATTTTCCAAAGCCCCCAGTTCCCAAATCACATATTTGCTGGTGGAACCACGGTACCGCCCTTTGCTGTACGCCACATAACCCTCCACCCATATCTTCAGATCGGCATCGTACATCACGCTCGTGGCGGCGTCACCTTTAGGATTCTTGCCGCGCGCATGGCTGATGATGATGAACAGTTTGTCAGGAAACTCTTCTTTTAGCTGGATATAGTCACCGTAGGTCATCCGCGTGTACTGGAAACTGTCAATCACGACGATGTTGTAACTCTTATGACGGCGCAGGCGTTCCTTCAGCGCCGGGATGTCTTCCTTGATGAAGGCCAGATGGCGGCTCACACCAGCCATGCCGAAGCGTTTCAGGTTGTTCTGGACCGTCAGACGCGTACCCTCTTCCAAAGAATCAATCGCGATACGATCATACTTGCACAGTTCCTTGCACAACTGCATCACAAAAGAAGTCTTACCGTTACCGCTGTTACCCCAGATAAACCATACACCCGTACGTTCCGGGGTGTCGAAGGCCTCCTTCCACTTTCCTTCGAAGGGAAATACCTCATATTTCTTGCTGAGGATATCCTTTACACTCAAAGCACGCTTCATGGTCAGAAAAGTTTAAGTTGCCGGATATCGTCAATCTTGTCAAGAACGGCCTGCCGTGCGGCGCCCCGTAGTTTCTTATGACAGAGCATCCAGCCGAGCGCCCACAGAAGGGCGTTCTCACGAGTGGCGAACTGTCCCCATTTGCGCCCCGGGCCGAAACCGGCACCGGAACTGTTCACCTGCATGTGGACGCCGGCAGTCCACCAGCCGTCCTGCCGCCCTACAAGGACGTCCAGGTAGTCGCGTCCGTTCCGGTAAATGGCCACAGTCTCGTATTCCGTCAGGACGGGATAGCTGAACCAGGGAGAGGGAAGCCGGTCACGGCCATCGATTCTCAAGTATTCAAATTTGTTTTCCATATCCTTAAAATTGCGTTTGAACGGTATTTGAACGGGTTACAAATCACTCATGCGTTTTACCTTGTGGATGGAATCCTTCACGCGGCGAAGGTCATAATCGCAGGTGGCAGCCTCCTTCATCACGACATCGATATCCTGCCGGGAAGTCAGCCCGTTCGCCGTGCAGATAATATAGACATCATTCTGGTCAGTCGGCTCCAACGTGAAGAACTTACGTCCGATACGGCTGAAAAATTCCTTATAACCGGGCTTCTGGTACTTCAGCCCGTTACTGATACGCTTGACGATATAGTCGGTACTCAGGAAA